GAGGGACAGATCAATCTCTTTGACGAGGACGAAGACACCTTTTCTTAGAAATAAATCTCTGAAATGCTTCATAAGGACATTTCACAAAACATCCATTATCCTAAGACTACAAGCTCCGCTTGTAGTCTTATTTTTTTGCACAGAGGAGGCAGAGACACATGGACATGGATCTCATCATCAACGCGGCGAGCGACGCCCTGCTGAACGTGGTGCTGGCCGTGATCGCGCTGGCCGGCGCTTACGGGGTGTATTTCATCCGCCTGGGCGCCGCGAAGCTGAAGGAGCAGACGGCGCAGATCAAGGACGAGGCGGGCCGGAAGGTGCTGGAGGACGCGCTGGACGACGTTGTGAACCTTGCGACTGTTTCGGTGGGCGCGATGGAGCAGACCACGGCAAAGGCGCTGCGGGACGCGGTCAAAAGCGGGAAGGCGAAGCCGGAGGAGCTGGCGGCGCTGGGCAAGCAGGTCTTTGACGAGGTGAAGGCGGCAATCAGCCCGCAGGCGCAGCAGGTCATCACCGACAATCTGGGCAGCTTCGACAAATACCTCACCGCCGTTATCGAGGACGCGGTCCTGAAGGTGAAGCAGGCGGACCCGTATATCACCCTCTCCGGAGAGCTGGCGGAGGGTGTGGAGCTGCCGGCCGCGGGCGGAACGCAGTAAGGAGGGGCCGTCGTGGAAATGGCTCAGATCACCGCGCTGATCGGCGCGGCGGCCTCCCTGCTGTGTACGCTGGTGGTGGGGGCGCTGACCTACTTTGTGAAGCAGACGCTCAACGACTTCCGCAAGGCGGATGAGCGGAACGCCCAAAAGCTGGCGGAGGTGGACAAGCGGCACGCCGCCAACTACAAGGAGCTGACCCAGCAGATCAGCGACCTCAAGAGCGACCTGCCCCTGGTGTACGTGCTGCGGGAGGACTTCATCCGGAGCATGAACAACGTGGACGGGAAGCTGGACAAAATCATCTGCAGTCTGGCCGAGAAGAAGGGAGGATAATACATGGCAATCCTGGACGACATCACCGAGCAGGAGGTCGCCAAAAACAAGGCGATCCGGGGCTACATCATCCGGGCCCTGGCGCGAGGCAACCAGAACGCGCTCCTGGTACGGCAGCTCACCAACGCGCTCGTCGCGGACGGGATGATCTTTTCGCCGGATATTTCCAAGTATCTGGACTATCTGGCGGACGGCGGTTACATCGAATTCAGCGGCAAGCGCGTCAACGCCTATAACGTCTACCGGAAGGACGGCGTCGTCCAACTGACGAAAAAGGGCGTGGATCTGGTGGAGGGCACCATCGAGGATCCGGGCGTCGATGTCTAAGACAGAACGGCGCCGGACACGGGTGAACTCCACCATCGACCGCCTCCCGGATGATATCAAGGGGCGGCTCGACCTGAAGCTCACCGACACGGCCAACACCTACGAAGAGCTCTCCGCGTGGCTGAAGGAGGAGGGCTATGAGATCAGCAAGAGCGCCATCGGGCGCTACGCGATCCGCAGCACCCAGGCGGCGCAGCGGGTGGCGGAGACCCTGCAGCGGACCCAGGTCATCGCCCAGGCGGTGGAGGCGCACCCCGACCTCGATTATACGAAGGCGGCGAGCATGGTCCTTATGGACGGCCTCATGCAGCGCGTGAGCACGGCGGAGGACGACTTCCAGGAGATGCCGCTGGACAAGGCCGGGCGGCTCATCGCCTCCCTGGCCCGGAACGCCACATACGAGCAGCGGGTCCGGCAGGAAATGAAGCGGAAGGCGGAGCTGGCCTTCGACCAGATGGAGACAGAGCTTCTGGAGAAGGTGAAGCAGTATCCGGACCTCGCCGCCCAGCTCCGGGACGTGCTGGCAAAGGCCAGAGAGAGGGTGGTGGCGGATGGCGGCGATTGATTTCGGCAGTCTCATCGACAAGCTGGATGATGAGAGCGACCGCGCGGCGCTGGCAGACCGGGAGCAGCAGCGGACCCTTTTTCTCAAATACGTTGTCCGGACCGGCAATTTCCCGGACAAACGCGCACAGCTCCTGAAGGAGTACGAGGCAGGGGCATCCCTGACGGGACCCAAGGGCCTCCGGCGGATGCTGGGGGCGTTTGATCTGGAATACTTCGGCCGGGCCTACCTGGGCCATTACTTCACAACACCGGCTCCGGCCTTTCACGCGGATCTGGACGATATCTGGCTTCAGGGCGTCATGAAGGGAATGAACCCCACGGAGCACGCCAAAGAGATCAGCCGGGCCAAAGGGTGCAGGCGTGCAATCGAGGCCCCGCGCGGGCACGCAAAATCCACGACCTTCACCTTCAAGGATGACCTGCACGCGGCTCTGTACGGCTACAAGCATTACATCATCATTCTGTCGGACTCCTCAGAGCAGGCGGAAGGCTTCCTCACAGACATCAAGGACGAATTGGAGGAAAACGCGGCCCTGCGGGAGGACTTCGGCGAGCTGATCGGCAACGTCTGGAAATCCTCTGTTGCGCTGCTTGCCAACGGGACCAAGATCGAGGCCATCGGCTCAGGAAAAAAGATCCGCGGCCGGCGGCATAAGCAGTGGAGGCCGGACCTCATCGTCTGCGATGACCTTGAGAACGACGAGAACGTCGCCACCAAGGAGCAGCGGACAAAGCTCCTCAACTGGTACGACAAGGCTGTGAGCGAGTGCGGCGACACCTACACAGATATCGTCTACATCGGGACGCTGCTGCACTTTGACTCCCTGCTGGCGAATGTGTGCCGCAAAGCGGAATACAAGAGCGTGAAGTACCAGGGCGTGCTCTCCTGGGCCGTGAACACAGACTTGTGGGACGCCTGGGAACAGCTGTACACCAACCTCGCCGATCCGGAACATGAGCAGACCGCCCGGGCCTTCTTTGAGGCCAACCGGGCGGACATGCTGGAGGGGACGGCGGTGCTGTGGGAGGAGAAAAACGACTACTACGCCCTTATGTGCAAACGGGTCAATATCGGCCCCGCGGCATTCAACTCAGAGATCCAGAACAACCCCATCGACCCATCCACCTGCACGTTTCAGGAGGAGTGGTTCGACTACTGGGACGATGAGGGAAAGACCCCGCCCAACTTCGCGGATCCGCGCTTTCTGTTCGTGGGGGCCAACGACCCCAGTTTGGGCAAGAACAAGCGGGCGGACACCAGCAGCATCTTCGCTCTGGCAAAAGACCGGATCACCGGCGTCGTCTATGTGGTCATCGCGGACGTGGCCCAGCGCCATCCGGACCAGATCATCGAGGACGTGCTGGAAGCCAACCGGAGGCTCAAGCGGGAGTTCCACCGCCCCTACTACCGCTTCGGCGTGGAGACGGTGCAGTTTCAGGCTTACTTCGCGGAGGTCATGCGGCAGAAAGCGGCCAAGTCCGGGGAATACCTCCCCATCGTGGAGATCAACTCCACACAGAACAAGGATGCCCGCATCCGCTCCCTCCAGCCATTTGTCAAAAACGGCTATATCAAATTCAGCAAGAAGCACAAGGCTCTCCTTCAGCAGATGAAGGAATATCCCATGGCCCGGAATGACGACGCGCCGGACGGCCTGCAGATGGCCCTCCAGCTTGCCCTCGATATTCAGGGCGGCGGCGAGGTGGAATACACCACCGTGCTCCACCGGGAAGCGGACTTCAAGGCGGGAGCCTATTAAGGAGGACTTTTGATTCAGTACGAAAACAAACTTATCCACGGTGACAGTCTCACAGTTCTCCGCCAGATGGAGCCCGAAAGTGTGGATGCCATTATCACGGATCCGCCCTACGGGATCAACTATGTCTCCCAGACCGGGGCGCGGATCAAGAACGACACAGCGCCCTTCATCTGGTTCCTTTACGACGCCTTCCGCGTGCTGAAGGCCGGTAGCTCCGGGCGGGGGACGCTGGTCTGCTTCACCCGCTGGGACGTGCAGCAGGTCTTTATCGACGCAATCCGGCTAGCGGGTTTCGTGGTCAAAAGTGAGGTCATCTGGAACAAGGTGGAGCATGGCATGGGAGACTGCAAGGCGCAGTTCGCCCCGACCCATGAGAACATCATTTTCGCAGTGAAAGGAAAATTCAGCTTCCCAGGACACCGGCCCAACGACCTCATCACTCACCGGAAGCTCCATGCCAATCAGATGGTCCACCCAACGGAGAAGCCGGTCCCGCTACTGGCGGACCTTATTACCGCCGTCACCAAGCCCGGCGATCTTATTCTCGATCCCTTCGCCGGGTCCGGCTCCACTCTGGTCGCTGCCAAGAAAACCGGGCGGCGGTTTATCGGGATCGAACTGGATGATGACTACTACCAGACCGCGCAGAGGCGCATTGAGGAGGCAGTCACATGAGCAGAAGCAAGCGCCGGGCGCAGGCCCCGCCGCTCCCCAGACCGGAGACGCGGGAGCTGACAGTTGCCCGGGTCCAGGACAAATACAGCGAATACCCATCCAACGGGCTGACCCCGGTCCGTCTGGCGGAGATCTTCCGGGAGGCCGACACGGGCGACGTCATGCGGCAGATGGAGCTGTTCGAGGAGATGGAGGAGCACGACCCCCACCTGTTCAGCCAGCTCCAAACCCGGAAGAACGCGGTCACGGGCCTGGACTTCGAGATCACCGCCTTCGGCGACGAGCCGCGGGACAAGGAGATCGCGGAGTTCGTGGAGGAGCAGCTCAACGGGATCGAAGGCATGGAGGACATCGAGACGGACCTGCTGGACGCCATCGGAAAAGGGATCGCCGTCTCGGAGATCCTGTGGGGATATGACGGCGGCCGGGTCGTGGTCCGGGAGATCAAAAACCGCCACCAGAAGCGTTTCTTCTGGGACGGCGTGGACGACTCCTTCCGCTGCAGGACGGACGAGACGCCCTCCGGCATCCTGCTCCCGAAAAACAAGTTCATCATTCACAAGTATAAGGCCCGCAGCGGCCACCCCTCACGGGCCGGCGTCTTGCGTGTGTGCGCCTGGATGTACCTGTTCAAGAACTACGACATCAAGGACTGGATCAGCTTTGCGGAGGTGTACGGCCTCCCCTTCCGGCTGGGCAAGTACGCGCCCGGCAGCAGCGACGAGGAGAAGCGCGCGCTCATGCAGGCGCTGATCCAGCTGGGTGCAGACGCCGCGGGCATCATCCCGGAAGGTGCCTCCATCGAGTTTGTGACCACGGAGAAGACCTCCAGCACGGACCTGTACGAACGGCTGGCCCGCTACTGCGACGAGCAGATCAGCAAGGCCATCCTGGGACAGACCCTGACCTCGGACTCGGGCGGCGGCAGCTACGCCCAGAGCAAGACCCACAACGAGGTCCGGCACGATCTGACCGTGGCGGACTGCAAGTCCCTGGCGGCCACGCTCCGGCGGGACCTCATCCGTCCCCTGGTCCTCTTCAATTTCGGCGAGGAAATGCGAATCCCCCGGATCCGCTTTGATTGCGAGGAGGACGAAGACCTCATGCAGACGGCGAACGTGGTGGGGACATTGGTGGAGAAGACCGGCCTGCCGGTCCCCCTCTCCTACCTTTACAAGAAGTTCAGCATCCCGGAGCCGGAGGACGGCGAGGCCATCGCCACCCCCAGCTACGCCCAGCAGGCAGCAGGTCCGGTGCTCCCCTTCAAGGCGCAGCCCCGGCGCTATGTGGCGCTGAAAGGCGGCGGGCCGGGCACCCAGGAACACATCGACCGGGTGACGGCTGCGGCGCTCAAGCGCGGGGCCAAAAGCTGGCGCAAGGCGTTCGCTCCGGTGCTGGCGCTGCTGGAACAGGCGGAGAGCCTGGAGCAGCTCCGGGACACCCTGGAGGACGAGGACGCCGTGGCGGAGCTGTATGCTTCCATGGACGTGTCTGAGGTGGAGGACCTGCTGCAGAAGGTCATGACCCTGGCGGACCTGGAGGGGAGGTCACTGGAGCATGAACGAGATTGAAGCCGTCCTGAACGGCGGCGACATGACTTTTGAGGAAGCGGTGGAGTATTTCCGCCGGCGCATCCCCGTAACAGCGAAGGTGTTCTACTCCATCGCCTATGACTACCGCGTCCTGGCCTTCACCGTGAGCGGCTACTCCAAGCTGCAGATCCTCCGCAGGTTCTACGAGGAGCTGCTGGCGGCTCTGGAGCAGGGAAACACCCTGGCGGAGTTCCGCTCCAACATGCACGGCTTCCTGGAGCGGGAGGGCTACGAGGGCGTCACCCCGTATCAGGCGGAGAACATCTTCCGCACCAATATCCAGACGGCCTACAATGTGGGCCACTACAAGCAAATGACGGACCCGGAGGTCATGAAGCTGCGCCCATACTGGCAGTATGACGCGGTCAACGACTCCCGGACGCGCCCCTCTCACCTCGCCATGGATGGCAGGGTCTTCCCGGCGGATTCCCCGGTCTGGGATACATGGTTCCCGCCCAACGGCTTCAAGTGCCGCTGTACGGTGCGGAGCCTGAGCCGGCGGCAGGTGGAGCGGCTGGGCCTTCGCGTGGAGACCAAGGCTCCCTCCGCCAGTATGCTGAAAGACGGGCGCTTTGTAAACATCATGCCGGACCCCCAGTTTGCCGGCAACCCGGCAAAGACCCCGTGGAGGCCGGACCTGAAGGGGTATCCCGAGCCCCTGGCGAAGGCATTCCGGGA